AAAGAAATACATAAGATGTGAAATAACCCACATAGACAATTTTTCCATCAGGTTGTTCAATCATCATTTCAGGGTTGGATGCTCCACTCTGCCAAGCACTCAATGTATAACAATCAAAGTCAGGATCAGATATAGCCATAGTCAAACTATCTCCCGATTGAATTATTGGAGTTTGTAATGATATGAAACCTGACCCATATCTATCACTTGAATATAAGGTGTTATTCACATAGGTTTCAATCTGAGCATCTCCCTGTTGTAAGAACATCTCAATAGACCCAAAAGGAGACCCACCAGTATCTGTTATTGTTGTATTTGACCCACCAATAAGGTCACCTTGAATTAGGGGTAATGATCCACTTGTAATGGTCAATTCCCCTGTAATGCTACTCGGAGTGGATAAAGAGGTGATTACCGCTGCTGCCGAAGTATTTGATATTGCAAAACCCATATTTTTTTATTTTTATTATTTAATTTATTTATTTAATCAGTTATCGGACCACCTACAACCCAAGCATCACAAGTCCTACTAGCCGCACACTTAAAGTCATAAGCCTCACAATATCCCAAATCTCCTGCTTTAATTGAATCATAAGGATCTACTCCGACATCACCCAAACCAGATGCTATACAATCCAATATTTCCTTTGTCTTCACAAAGAATACACAATTACCACATAACGCCTTTTTGGCATCATCAGGTTTTTGATTGAATCTATCAGCCTTTGCCTTCCAATAATCCTCATTTGGAAGATTAGGGTCTAATGGACCATAATTGGCTTGGTCAATACATTTCTGTCTGTTGGCAATGTTCAATGGAATATCTAATGTTGCTGGTGGGCAATCTTGAAACTCCACTGGCTCAACCAATAAGTTGTCCTCATTCAAAGATATTGGTCCTGATGACACAACAACACTTGACGCACATCTGGCATACGACTCTTTGTAATCCAATCCCTGTGCCTTCTTCTTGGCTATACAATCCCCAAGTATTGTTCCTTTTGTATCCTTCTCCCCAAACTCTTCCAAACGAGCCCAATACTTGTAATATGAATTAAATGAGTTTAGACAGAAACCCATTCTGTCCTTCATATTTCTAAACTCTTCCTTCATCTTTGGATGAGCGGAACAACGCTGTAAATATTTTCCTCTACTCTCACTTTTGCGTGGAGACAGAACGAATACCTCCACGGCTTCATTATAGACCGATACAGACATTTTCTCGTCTGCTTGGGTATAACATATCGCTGCGGCTTGTTCTTGTCCGTATTCGTCTATAATTGAGGAAATACAACGGGACACAAACAGGTCTTTATCTTCGTCTTTTTTTCTTTGAGGAATTGGCATTACAAGTTTATTTTAGATTTTAATGTTCTGTTCTCAACATGGAGTTCGTCAATCTTTTTCTCCAATTCCTGAACTTTTATGTTTAATGACTCAATTTCTCTTTTCAAATCGTCAATAATCTGTCTATACAAATTCACAGATATTTCAAGGTTTTTTAATACCTGATTATCTGTGTCTGCTTGTTGTCTTTTTCGTCCCACAAACCATCCTGCTATTGCAGTCAATCCATTTGAAATAAGTAATATTAAAGTTTCGTTCATTTCCTATAATTTAATATCCCCAAAGACAAGCATATTCTGGTCCTGAATAATAACCAATTCCTGATCTCTGTAAGTTATTAGCGATTTCATATCCTGACATATTACCATTACTTAAATGAACACCGCTAAAATAATTCTTCCCTAAATGCGGAGGAATTCCATTTTCTGTTGAATAGTTGAATACATCAGGGTATAAGTTAGAATTCCAAATAATTTGTTCAATCATTCGTGCTTCAAAGAATTGAGATCGGTTATCCGCTCTCTCTTGCATGTATTGCATTTCTTTTATGGAAACACTATTCTCAGCACCCGTGACAATTCCATTATTTTTAATTCTCATGAAAATACTACTCAAACATTCGGAATATCCCGCCCATAAAATTAGAGGTTGGGCGAAATATTCTAAAAATTCTGTGTCAGTTGTGCTCAAATTGGAATTGATAACTCCGTCCAATAATTTCTTGTAATATTTACCGCCGATGATGTATTCGAGTTTAGCCTGCTGTGCATAACTAATAAATGGCAAAATCACCTGACTCGTTACATTTTGGTCAATATCTGTAAAGTTTTTTATCTTGGTCTCACTGACCAATAGGACATTTTGAGGAATTAGTGCTGACATTCTTATATTAGAGTTTCATTTTTATCTTCATCAACAGCAACATCCTTATTCACATCAACTGTTTCAACAGGTGCTGCGTCAGGAATGGTTACCATTTCAAATTGTTTAATTTCTATTTCTGCTGGTTTTCCGTCTCTCAATCTCAATAATTTCTCAAATACAACCTTTATCTCTTTTTGGATTGGAGCAATAACCGTATGGGTGAAATGGTCAAAACTTTCAAGATGATTTGGTTGTCCCAATGCACCAGCGGTTCTGATTCCCAATAACTCAGGTGAGGAGATTTGATGTGATGTAAGGATTGCCTCTTGAACCTTTTTTGATAATTCAATAAACATCGTATCAGTTCCATTTGTCCCGATTGATGTGATTTCAGGTGCTTCCTCTTTTGAGTTAGCAAAGGTCAGCATCAATTTTCCTGGATTGTTGCTTCCACCATATTTAGCGGTAAGCGTCTCAAAAATCTCTTGTCTCTGCTCGGGTGCGGGCACCCCTGAGTTGAGAGCCACAAATAAAGATGGTTGTAATCCATTCACAATATTAGAGTGGAACCAGTTGTATATTTCTATCTCTGTGGCAATACTTGTGGCACCGCCCCAATAGGTTGGCGCAGAATAATATTCTGCGCCAGGAGTATGTGTTGTGTAATAGAATATCTGTGATGGGTCATCAGCATTGAAATTCATTGCTGGTAATTTTCTAGGTGGAAACTTTTTAACATTAGCCCAATCAGAAGAATAATAGTAATTATTTACATGGTCGTTAATATCACTCCTCTCGGCTCTAATTTTTGATGCATCCATAGAATACATTTCAAAACCTAAATCCCTGTCTCTTTTATATACGATATTTATCGCTACGCACCCATATAAAATAAAATCCAAAGTGCATTTGTTCCAAATATCATATAATGAATCACCCAATGAATTGACCATCATAAGACGAGAATTATCCCCGTCCTTCAACGATATTGATTCTCCTCTTACATTATACCACTTGGACATAATACTTGCTCTGTGGGTCGGAGAACTGTTATAGAGACGGATTAGTTCTTGTGGAGCCAAATTTGTAATTCCGTACCAGACCCATGGCGTTCTTAAATTGTATCCTGGCTGTTCTTCAATGATTGGAACCCGAGCAACTTGACCCTCGAAAATTCTGAACAAATCATTATCTATTTTTTTTTCTTCCATATCTATAAATATATTATTTTGTCTGTTCCATCATTAAGGATTATATGTTGTTCCTGAAACTATTACTGGTATGTAAGAACATAATTGTATATTTCCTGACAAACTTATAATTTCATCTTTTTGTATTTGTGTAAGACAATCATAAATTTCATTTTCAATTATAACACCATAACCAATGGAAATTTTTGATCCTGTCTCAAAATTGAATTCACATATTTCTTTTGGGGTAGTCATCCAAGTAATGGTTAAACCATCCTCTGTTGGAAATCCCTTACAAGAGTTAATTTGGTTTATTAAAGATTCTGCATCATTTTGTTCTGCGTATAAAATATAATCCATATTACCAAGTATTATACCTCCATTTATTTTTAAGATAAGTTTCGACATTATTTTTCTCGGTTGTTGTCAAAACTTTTCCATAAACAATTATTTCTGCAACATAACCTACTGTTGGAGCATCACCATTATTATTCGCTCCAATAGATATTGCCGCAATTGTAGAAGGAATAGAACCGATGTTTTGTGAACTATTGTATATCAAATCATTCACCGAACCACTGAATGCTCCTGCTGTTGTTCCTGATACAAAACCATATTGATATTCATTTTTACCTCCCAAAGTTGCTGGCGGTGTCCATATCCATCTCATTCTATTATTATCAGCCCCCAAATCTAATGTTCTTTCACTTGCAACTTGTGATTGATATGCTCTGTATTTACCAATATTGACTGGTGGTGCTTGATCTGTATAGTTGAATGTTAAACCATCAGCTTCAGTATTTTGTATTTTAGCAACAAAGAAATAAGTGAAACCACTATCACTAAACGATGTTCCAGTTGTTCTTGCTATATAATCATTTCCATCGAAATATACATAAGTATTAGCACTCCAAGAAGCAACAGAAGTTCCTCCTGTGAATAATGGTTGTGCAGATGCTGTCGACTGTGTTAGATTATAATTGTTTCCTGACTTATCTGCCCATACTTCAATAAAATCGGTGCCAGTTCTCTTAGTAATTGTTGTTGCATCATTTGCATCATACCAAGTTCTCAATTCAGTAATTTGAGATGGGTCAAATGGTACAGGTGATGCGGTTGGACTTTGTGTCAATGTTGTGGTTGGAGTTGGCGTAGGAGTTCCTGTGCCAGTTGGTGTTGATGTTAAAGTTGTTGTCGGAGTTGGTGTCGGAGTACCTGTTCCTGTTGGCGTTGCGGTCAATGTTGTTGTAGGAGTAGGAGTTGGAGTTCCTGTTCCAGTTGGAGTTGCAGTTAATGTCGTTGTGGGAGTTGGAGTCGGAGTCCCTGTGCCAGTTGGTGTAGCCGTTAATGTTGTTGTCGGCGTTGGAGTAGGTGTTCCAGTTCCCGTTGGAGTTGCTGTCAAAGTTGTTGTAGGAGTAGGAGTTGGAGTACCAGTTCCTGTTTGAGTTGGAGATGGTGTTGGAGTTGGTGTTCCCGTGCCAGTTGGGGTTGGTGTTCCCGTACCAGTTGGGGTTGGTGTTGCTCCCAATGTTCCTGTTGGAGTTTGGGTAGGAGTTTGTGATGGAGTCACAGTTGGACTTGCAGTAATTGATGGAGTTGGAGTTGGTGTTAAAATTTGTGTTCCAGTTGGTGTTGGAGGATTCAACTCATTTGGCGCGAATATATAATTTGAGTTAAATTCATTGTCAGAAATAAACTCAATATAATAATCATTTGTTGTGTCTGCTGATGATACAAGTACAACCGCTGTTCCATATTCAACGGCACCATCTGATAATGATGGATTTAAGTTCCCCGATCCAGCAGGTTGTTGCCAAATCGAGTAGTTATACTGGCCTTCGAACGGGAAGGCAATCTCACCAACACCAGTTCCTTCAATAAATTCAAACTCATCATATCTGCTTCTTGAAACAGATATATCAGTCGGAATAAATCTAACTTGTTGTTTAGAAAAAATGTGTGTAAAAGAGAATAACCACTCAGGATTTGGAATCGTTGAGTTTTGTGATACCGTTACAACAAGTGAATTTCTCTGTTTGGTTTTGATTATCAGCATATCAATTAAATATAACATGGGGAGTGTTTGCTCCCCATGTTGAATATTCCTTTATTATCCTTGAACTGTGATACCTTGAGCGATTGAACTCAAAGAACCTGACAGTTGATTCATTGGATTTGGTTCGAGATATTGGAATGTCATATTGTATCCGTTCGCATCTCCCAAAGCTTTTCCTGTGACTGAGGTTCCAGCCGAAATAAAGCATCCGTAGGTTTGTCCGCAGTAGAAGAACTGACCGTTATTGTCTTCCGCCACAATTGCCAATCTCTGAGATTGAGCAAGGGTCTTCAAGATGTTTCTCTTGTCTTGACCAAGTTTGTTGAAATAAGTTACGATTTCTCCTTGATAAAAAACTGTTCCATTTTCTAACGAAGCATTCACTGTTTCAGTTAGTTGACTGGAAGTCCTGATAAGTTGAAATTCATAAAATACTCCTGTTCCTGATATTGCAGTAATGGTATCTCCTGTGGTTTGAGTAAGAGATGTCACATTTGTATAATCTGTGATCCACAAAGTGGCAAGACCACCTGTGTTGTCTCTACATCCTAACTGAATACCTGCTGTTAAATTACAAGCCATTATATGTATAGTTATATTTTTCTGTTTATTTTTATAAAAGTGGAGGGGTATTTATCCCCTCCACATAATTTGTTGGTTATTAAGCCAATCCGTTAGTTACGAAGAACTGAGGGAATGCAATAGCCGTTCCTAGCTTCCAAGCAACCATCATCCTAACCTCTTGAAAATCAACGCTGAACCAAGCTCTGAATGAATCTTCATCAGAAGTCAAGTCAGTTCCTACTAAGAAATACTGCTGTGGTCCTAACACGATTAAATTGGATCCATTCAAGCCTGGAACTCCTACCACTCTGTAATTAGTTTGTGGGTGGAAGATAGTATGAACAGAACCTAATTTATTTACAGATGAGTCAATGTAGAAGTTATTTACATTTCTAACAGCAGTCAAGTAACACTTGAACTGTTGCTCACTCATAAAGATAACGATGTCTTCTCTTGAATAGATGTTTCTATCCATAGAGTTGATTAGGTTATCAACTTGTGCCAAAACATTGTTTGCTTTTTCAACAGCAGAAGAACCAGTTACAGAACACAATGCAGTTTGACCTGTCAATTTAACAACACCAGCAGTGTTTGCGAAAATCTCTTTGAAACCAGAGAATGTTGAAGTTCCTGAACTTGCATTCCACAATAGGTCTTCGTTGTATCTCTTGATTTGTCTTGTTTGAAGGTCGATAATAGCCTGCTCAAATGGTGCCTGCTCATTGTATGAGCCAGCGTTCAAATACTGTCCCAGCCACAATGTATTGAGTTCCTGAAGACAAAGTGATTGATTTACTTTTAATGCTTGAACTGTGATTGGAGCAGTTGTAAATTCTACTGTTCCTGCGTTGTTCCATCCGCAAGTTGTTCCTGTTTGAACAGAAAGAGTTTCAGAAAGCAAATTGACATTCATTGTTCCTTTGATACCAACTTGGACATTCACATAATCCATTGTTACAGGGGACAATACCGCTTCTGAAATGATGTCAGCATTTAACTGATCTACATAGGTTGATAGACCACCCAAATCATAACTGAAATTCAATTTTGAAAGATTTTTTTTCATCTTATTTTTTATTTTATTTTTATTTAATTATCGAGAAATACTCTCTCGTAACTTTCTAAATCCTTCTACCTTACTATAAGTGGAGGAAACAGAATCGTTGTTTATTGGTTGATTTTTTAATACTCTTGAACCAGCAGGTTCGTTGGAGAATTTTCTAAACTTTGCTTCAAGAACCTCATTCTTTTTAGCCATCTCATCAAGTTTGTTTTCCAAACGCTTGATTGTTGTAGCGAATGCTTCAGCAAGTGCTGAAAAATCATCAGCCTTCTCTTCTACATTTTCTCTCTCTACAATCATTCCGTCCTTCACCATAACTCTGATTTTGACTTCTTTTCCTTCGGAATCCTTCAACATCACTTGGTGTTCTCCATCTGGTGCTTTAACCTTTTCACCATCGTCTTTTACTAATTCTATTGGTTCTCCAACATCATAAGTTGGGGAATCAACAATAGCACCCTCAGCAGTTTTTGCCTCTACGAACTTACCACCTCTGGCTTCTGATGCTGCTTTTGATTGAACGCCCTGAATTTGACCTCCAACAATATTCAACATCTTACCTCCACTTGTTTCATAAGTTCCATCAGAGATTGCTGATAAAGTGCCATCATAACCGACTTTTTTAACTAATACGCCAGACTCCATAGAATCGCTTGCTAATCTAAGAACTCCTCCGTCTTTTAGTTTGATGTCTCCATCTTCCATTTGGATTTCCATTTCTTTGGATTCAGCCATTTCTTCATCGATCATGTCTTCTTTTTCTTTTTTCTCCTCAGATTTTTCATCTTCAGTTTCATAGGTGTAATCACCCATTTTGATTTTAGAAACAGAACCCATTTCATCAACTTCGATTTCAGTGCCATCTTCCATTTTGTGAGAACCACTTGGAGCAGGAATCATACCTTCGTCAGTTACAACATAAAGAACTTTTCCTACCTCTAATTCATCTTCCATTTTCATAGCCACACCTTGCTCGGTTTTTGACTCATAGAATTTTTCAGTTGAAAAAGATAGAATATTCATAATTCTTTTGATTGCTTCTTTACTTGTCATAATCTTTTATTGATTTAAGTAATTGTTTTATTTGGTTTATTTGTTTGTCTTCTTTTGAGAAAACTGATTTTTCTGCGAATAACCCCTCCACAGAATACCCTGTAAGGGCTTTTTCTTTTATAAGTTTCCATACTTTATCATCATTTACCTTCATTGAAACAAACCATGTTCCAGCAGGTAATGAGAATCCATACTTACTTGATTTATCATATACTTCGTCCTCAGAAACCCATGATTCAGTTATATAAACTTTATCACTACCTAATATTAAACCATTGTGCTCTATCGAGGTTTGGTCTGTGCGTCGTTCTTTTAAGAACTTATCAGCCATCTTCTTGATTGACTCCTTTGAGAAAAATACATAATATAGATTTCCCAAACTATCATATCTGTGTATCATCTTATTTGGAACCATAGCGGCTCCAACGATGATTTTTTTGTCTTCATCTACAACCGAGAATACCATTTTCATATTCTCTAATTGTTTCAATTTTCTTTCTGACCAAGTTAAAGCGGCTTCTCCACCCCAACTATCATACATGAGTTTTCCACAGGAATTTTTGTAATCTTTTGATGTCTCCAAATCTACTTTATGTCGGGACAAATATGAATACATGCGTTTCAAGGTATCCACCGAAATGGGTTCTCCCTTGGCTAACTGCGATGCCCGAGTTTTTCCCACCTGAGTTCCACAAGAACCCCAACCATTCTCGTCTGCCCATTTGACAGCCCTTGCTGCGGCATCTTTAACACCCTCAGGATAGTCAGAGATTGATTCTGCGAAGTCATCTTCAGTCATCTTGATAGGAACACAGTTCGGACTTCCATCGTCCTTCAAACCTATCATTTCGTATCCTTCCCAACAAGGGTTGTCCTCTGACATTTTTTCTGCCTTTGGATGGTCTTTTGGTAATAGATCGTAATCTGTGGTATATTTTTTATTTTCAGGTCTTCCATTTTTCAATAGATACAAAAACGCATTTACCCTTGCGTATGCCCATTGTTCTGATGATTGAACTGATGGTGAGTGTGATACATTGTATGCTCCAAGACCTCTTTGAAATACTGATTTTAATGCTCCTAAAGTTGCTCTACCATTCTTGGTATTACTATCTTTTTCATTGAAATCATCAACCTTCTTCTGTAATGTTTTTTCTTGTTCTGCAGTAACCACAGCACCTCTTTTACCAGTCGCTTTACCTTTTGCAGTGCCTTCTCCCTTAGGGTCAGGATTTGGAGTATCTGATTTTGGTGCTTTATCAGATTCTTTAATACCACCTCTTGGTCCAATCTCAGCAAATAAGTTAGGACCAGTTCTTGGCATTCCTTCCTTCCATTGTGTTGTTTTTCCTCCACCTCTATCAGCCGCTGCGATTGTGGCATTAGTTCGAGTATCAGGTTGTGCAATTGCTGATTGTGCTTCTGTTTCTTCAAGTCCCTTTTGTGATGAACCTGAATTGATAATTCTACCCTCTCTCTTGTAAATCAATTTGACCCAAGTATGACGGCAGTTATATGAACCACGATATAAAAATATGTCATATACACCAAACTCAGGGTTAGAAAGTTGTGAAATGTCTTCTTCACGATATATTCTATTGAATGCTAACATACTAGCACAGAATTGTCTATTTCTGCTGTCTCTTGGACCAACATACTTGAATCTAACTCTGTAATTATCTGTGTCTAAATCCGATGGAGCGTTGGGGTCTGAAAACTTATGTTGATTCATTTTATGAACCACCTGTGGAGTTATCTTTTCAATTCTTACAA